TCAAGTCCCTTAAACATATCAGTGTCGACAATCATTTCTGCCATGAGTTTACTATCATCTACTACAGACCAACAATTCATTATATCGTGTTCTAAATCAAATCTATCTTTCATAACAATTCTCTCTCTAAGCCAAGTAAACAATTAAATCCAAAAACAAACAGAAGCCGAAGTATAACACAATAGCTCCGACAATGTAACCAACACTTACTACAAAATCACTGTGCATTTTATTATACCATAAATAGTTCTAGTTTTTTTGCTGCAGCCTTTTCTTCCTTAGCAAACTGTTTAACTGCTTGATCTCTAGTCTTAATAGTATCGATACGAACCTTAAGCTGATCAACATATGCTCTTGTATCTGATGCTGCCTGTGCATCCATTCCCATATCCATGAAGTCTTCTACGCCCATACGTTCAATAAATCGATGCTTTATATCTTGTTGTTTCTTTTCTTTAGTGATACGTCGAATAAATGCAAAGAAACAAATCTGAGTAAAGTATGAGAATGCATTAGGGTTACCAGTACGAGTAGCAGTTTCAATCTTATAGTTACGAATAGCTCTTAGACAGTTTTCAACAGCATCCATTACCATTTCATCACGATATGTATACCGAACAAAGTTCGGTCTGTGAGACAGGCCTTCAGATATCTTCATGAAACATGTTGCAATGTAATCAGTAACCTTTGGTGGCACTTCATCTTTATTGATTGCATCATTCGCTGCTTTAACGTAATCGACAACAGCGTACGAGAATTCCTTGTTATTAACGTAGTGTGGTTTTTCTTTTGGTTTAAGTTTTTTAGTCATAATTTATCTCCGTAATGAGTATATTATAACATAGTTTACGTCAAATGTACATAGTTAATTAATTTAACTTAAATGAAAATAAAGGTGTACAAATGCTCGATTATGTGTTATAATAATATAGTTAACCGGGGAGGCAGGAGTATACTAATATTAATGAATGGTATCGTCAATATCTGGTATCAGATCAGGAATATTGTCATCATCGGTAGTATCAGATCCAAGTGCATTAATCTTTGAATCTAATGTAATGGCAAACGTAATGTATGTTTCTTTAATTGAATCAGCTACAGCGGCATGTGCAACTACCATCGATTTGTCGATGGTGAATGTATTACTTAAAGAGAGATCAAACCAAGGTACTAAGTGGAATGAATCTGTCTTAATTGAATTAACTACTATCTTAAACGGTCTGTCAACTAAAAAGTTTGTATCATTATCAGACTCTATTAAACCAATAATCTCATCACCGTTCATAAGCTTAAACTGCCGTATCGATAAATCTGTCACTTCACTCATATTTTAATCTCGTATAGTTTGTATTTAAACTTCTCTCTATTATATATCTTTATTCTTTCAGCTGCATGATTTAACGTATAATTCTTTTTGTTTTTCCAATGTAAATCATCAGCTATATCAAATACCTTTGTAGCTTTACCATCAGTCGACTTACGTAATCCTCTACCAATCGATTGAAGTACTCTTACTTGAGACTTCGATGGTGAAGCAAAGATTATGTTGTTCAATCTTTTTATATTTATACCTGTGGAAAACGTGCCAACCGAAGCTACAATAATTGCATCTGATTCTCCTTCAGTAATAGCTCGTATGTTCTCTCTATCATCCACTCCTGTTTCACCAGATACATAGAATAGTTTACGATTGGTTCTACCCATTTCTTCTAACTTCTTCGTTAACATATCATGTAATGGTTTACCATGCTTATCGACATACTGAAAGAGTATAAGAGTATTACCGTCTTGATCTAAGGCTAGGTTTGATATGAACTGATTTCGTGGGTCATGCCTTACAATAAAGTCCATCTCTTCTTGGTATTTTACTTTAGAGATTTTCTTACAGTGCTCATCATCATACTTTAATAATAATACAGATACGTTCAGATCTGCTAAGTCCTTAGAATCTATTAAAGCTTTAGTTGTAGTCACCTTATGAACTGGGCCGAACAAACCTTCTAATACTAATTGATGAGTCTGTGTTCCATCTAATGTACCAGTTGTACCTATTCTATATTTAGCATTACAACACTTCTCAAGTATTGCAGTTAATGACTTAGCTTTAAAGTTATGTGCTTCATCGCCTATAATCATTCCATAATCTTCAAACCATGGCGTTCGTTCCTTATATATTGATTGCCATGTACTAATCACAACTCTTTGTTTAATATTATATTTTTCTTTACCACCATAAATCTTATGACAGTTTTCTTCAACATCCCACTCATCGTATTGACTATAATCAGCAAAGTCGGAATACATTTGTTCCACAAGAGAAGTAGTCGGAACGATCAATAAGATATTACCTTCGTTATATGTGCTTAAATAATAACGTATTGCCATGTATATAATGAGTGACTTACCAGACGCTGTAGGTGAAAGCAATAATGATTGTCTATTACTTAACGCATGCTCTAACGCATCTTGTTGATACTGCCTTGCTTCAATCTTAGCGCCGCTAGCAGTAAGGTGTAACTCATCTATAAGAGCAGGTACATCAATATTTTGAATCGTATCAGGTCGACCATACGTAAAGTTATCTTCTACAATAATTTCGTAATCGCGAGAAGCAGCGAACTCATACATGTATTTAAACAACCCAGTATATAACTGCTTCTTGCGTAAATCGAATAATCGTATCTTACCGTCCCACATCTTATTTTTATACGCAGGCATAAACTTATATCCGGGAACGTAAAAGCAGAAATGATCTGCCAATTCCATCTCGATGCCCGGATCGGTTTTTATGTTGAGGAATACATGATTACTTTTCGATACGATTATCTTATCCATTATACTCCACTAGTAAACTTGTTCCACTCTATGATATTTTTGATATTTTGATGACGCCACTTAACATTCTCTAAGATTTCTTTTAGAGTCTTATCAAGTTCTTCAAGGTATTCGATTTTAGATTGTGCTTCTTGTATAACAGGATCGGAGTCATAGAATTTATCCATGTCTCCTTTAAGTACGGTAAGACCATTAAGTGGATCATAACCCCAACCGAGATCATCCATCTCCTGCTTAGATAGTTTACCGTTATAGTGTAACCACTTATTTTTAAGCAATACTTTAAACTCAGCTTCACGTCGTCTTAACGTAAGCTTATTGATACTCATTATTTCTAGGTATTTACCATGAAGTCTGGCAGATTCGCGAGATGCTTCATCTAACTGCATTTCATCTATCACGCAATCTCTATGCCACATTTCTAGAATGGACTTTAAATCAATCATATAGTTACCTTTTCAATCATATAATAATATATATACGTGTTTACTTTATCTCAAAATAGCTGTACTTAAATGTTACCTCGGCTGTAAGATATTCAATATCCCCTTGGTTGACATCAAAATCTAATCCAGATAAACTGATTGGAAATATGTCTTTATAGTGTACTTCCTTTGTTTTATTTAGATGAGAATTGAGTACAACAAGGGTTGCATCTGATTGCATTTCGCTATGTTCTTTCTCGCCGTTTACTATATCATGAATCCAATTAAATGTTTCAAGATAGTTTTCCATGTTCTCAGTTACGTTAAACTTAACAACTAAATCATTGAATGCGATACGATCTCCAACAAAACCAATATTAGCACCTTTATAAGGAACAGGAGCTTCTGACATAGTGATTCCGGGTAAGCTTGCAGACGTACAAAAGTATTCCAAGTTAGGATACTTGGATGAATCAATCTTTAGTTGAAAGCCAACAGGGCTTAAAAAGTTCTTATTAATTGTAACTGGCATAATTGTTCTCCGTTATACTTTTATTTATACATAAAAAAAGAGGGATCCGAAGATCCCCCTTTCTAGTTTACTTCGAAGAAGTTATTACTGATTAGATACCAGTAACAAGGCTTCGACGGAAGTATACGTTTTTACCATAAGGTACAGTAGGGTTATCACCTGTAACAACGAATGGGTTAGCAACTAGACCGTAACGAGTCTTGAATCCAATTTTTGGTTGGAAATCAGAAGCGTTAACAGCTTTCAACATAGTTAATGGAACGTATGGGCAGTAGAATAAACCTGCGTCATAAGCGTTAGTACCTTTATAACCAACAGTAGCATAGTCGTATGTTGCATAAGCATCAACATAAACTTTCATACCATTTTTCAAAGTACCAGCAAAAGTATTACCAGCATTATCTACAGCAAGATCAGATTTAGCGATTGCTGAACCGTATGCTAATGAACCACCAGCAGATAAAGCAGAAGCAACATTACTTGAACAGATAATATAGTTACCTTTACCGCGACGAGTGTCCTTAGCGATAATGTTAGCTTCTTGCTCTAAACGGAAACCAAGAGCTTGGAACTTCTCTGCCTGCCAACGGGCTTCACCGTTATCAAGATCAGTACCTAAAGCAATAGTACCACGAGTAGTCAAACCAACAGAACCTACGATAGCACTTTCGTTGATATTGCGAATAACTTCACGGTTGATTTCACCAAGGATTTCAGCAGAAAGGATATTAGCCAATTCAGCTTCAGCATCTAGACCATGTACAGCTTTAAGATCTTGAGCCAATTCCATTGTGTAAGAAGCTTGCAATGTACGAGTACGTGCACTTACAGTTACTTTCTCAACAGTGAAACCCATTTCTGCAGGAGCTTTAACTTCGCCTTCTGCCGTGGTCATACCTTGACCAGTAGAACCGATAACGATAACTTTACCTGTACCAGCGAAAGTACCAGCAGCTTTAAACACATCACCGACTGCAGGTAATACGTTATTAGCACTTGAACCACCAGCAGCAAACCATTGCGCAGCTGCTGAACCAGCTACAGTTGTAACTTGAACGATCTCACCAGCTGTTACAGTAGAAAGGTCAACAATACCAGTTGTATCATTTTGATGATTGAAAGTTGCAGCAGCATCACCTGAAAAATCAGTTTCAGGTTCGTTGAACAATGCTTCATCGGCACTAGTAGTGATAGCAGAACCGGCACCATAGCGTGATTTCATCGCGAAGATAAGACCAGTAGGACCAGACATTGGTTGAACAGCAGCAACATCATATGCAATAAGGTTAGGCATTGCACGACGTACCAATGAAATCAATACTGGATCAGGATTAGCAACAGCAGCTGCGTTTTGGTTACCATCACCAACAGCTTCTGAGATTGAGTAAGATGAAGCTGCAGCTTCTTGTTGAAGAGCTACTTCAGTGTTTTCTAAAAGACGAGCAGTAACTGCACGCTTCTCGTGTGACTCGATGATTGGTGCACTTTCGTGGTCCAATACTGGAGCCCATTTTTCCATAAGGACTTGATCTGATTTAAA